GGGGTCTTCTGCGTTTTGCTTGTAGCCAAATGGGACAGTCCTTGCAATGCGAGGTATCTGCACCCATTCGTTTTCTTCTTTAATGTCGGTTGGCTGTGGTAGCTTCCATCGCCCTGCGCTTCGTGTCATCGCTTCTTGCGGTTGTCCACAGTTGACAGGACCATACCGCCCTTACGGAAGTCTTGTGTGCCTTTGCTAGATTTTGTGACAGAACCGCCTTTGTTCTTTTTGACCTTCTTTTTTTGGTACTCTGTTTTTTTAGGGCGATATTTTTCTGGGTCTAATCCCGCTTTCATTACTAACTCTAAACTAGCATCTTCTGCCATAGACTTACCATAAAACGCAGAAATATCTTTGTAGTCAGAAAAAGAAAGTGGCTTTGATAAATCGTAATGGGCTGTTGGGGGTTTAAAACTTTCTTTATACTTTGCATAATCCTCTTTATTTACGGATTCGCCATGTTTTTTTCTATACGCTTCGGACGCTTTTTTCTTTGCTTCATACACTGCGTCCTCTTGCGGAAATTTAAATTTTCTACTGTCCAAATCTGACATCAATCGTCCTCCTCTACTGCGGCTTTAGGTGGCATAAGCATAACGCCGCCGCTTGCTTCTACCTGCATCTTCTCTGTCTTCACAAGACCTACACGGTCAAGCAGTTCTTTTGCGGCAGACATCTTATCACGAATGCCAAGTTCAGTTGGGTCGTACAAAGCACCAGTCATAGCCATTGCAGCTTTTGGCGCATTACGTGCCATGTACATCTGGGTGGCCTCAAGAATTTCTTCCTTCAGACCCTTGATTATAGCAGTCGTGCTAGAGGTTTCAGAGTAACCTGCCATCTTCTTGGCAAGCACCATGTCACCACCTGCGTCCTCAAACAGTACCTCAAGGAACTTCTGCTGTCTTTCGTTTAGCTGTCTAGCCATTTTCACTCTTCCTCGTTATATGGCCACATCAGAACTCACCATTGTGCATGGCATTAGCCAACTTCACTGCCCGTGATTTTACCTGATTTGCCCACCTGCTGTCAAGCATTTCTTTTGCCGCGATGTCAAATTTATTTTCGTGGACAGCTGTCCACATCTTTTTGAACTTACACAAACGCGGCACACCCATGTTGAAAGCCATATCTACCAAGATAAGCTGACGTACAGCGTCTAATCTGTCTACGCAAGGGTGCGCACGTAACAGTTCATCTTCGACAATCTGTACGTCATTCTGTGCGAGGTACATAGCATCAGCCTCACTGATACCGTCAGAATAAACATATTCAATGGACGGATAGTCCATCCAGTCTAGTTCATCCTTGCTGATACCACGATCCTCAAGATTCCTACCAATTCCAATTGTGTCAATTCCCAGAGAGTCTTTATACACCTCTAGGCGCAAACCTTCATGTGCAATAAGTTTCTCAATCAGTTTGCTCTTGTCGTATTTCATTTCTCATGTCCCATCCACACCGCAAATGCACCTGTCATTGCCCCTGTCACGACACTTACAAGTGCGGCTTGCTGTGACGTAGGGTCGGGTAACATCATAAACCACTCCACTACCCGCCAAGCGGAGAAGGACATCCCAAGCATCATCAAGCGAGGAAGTATCTTCCACTTGAGTATTCTTTCCATTGTTACTTCTGCCATCAGTCATTCCTGTGTGTTACGAATACTTTGCGTCTGGAAGACCAACTGTCCGTGGTCTATTCCTACGACGTGCATCACTAGCAGCTTTACGTTGTGCTGGAGTAGGTTTTTTGCGCCGATTGCTTGATGGAAATCTTGCCGCATTTATAAGTGCTTTCCCAACACCATCTAATGTTGGTAATGATTTAGGGTCAATAGAACCGGGACGTGGCGTGACTGACCGTGCCTTTTGCGCTTTATTCAACCGTTCTCGCTGCTCACGCATTAGTTTTTGAAAACGCTTCATGCGTTCTGGATCAGGCGCAGGACCGGGCATAGGTGTGCGACCAGTAGCGGGACGGCCTTGTGACATACCAGCAGTTGGCATCATAGGATTTTGTTTTTGCCCTCGTTGTTGACGGCGCACCGCTGCCATAAAATCATTCTGGGCAAGGCCGCCGGGATGTAGTTTTTTTGTTTTCTTTGCCATGTTTATTTCTTTCCAAAGAATTTTGTAGCTGAACGTACGCCAAAAGAAGCGGCAACGATAACGCCCAAGGAATATTGATACCATTCAGGCATAGCTTGGAGTTGTGCAAAGCCATTCTTTACTACTTCTTCCATACCTGGAATGAACGCAAGAATGAGAGGAATGCTGAACAGAATCGTAAGCCATTCGTCTTTCCACGAGTTGGCAGACCCTTTAGCCATTTCCAAATCCCAGTCAATTTCGCCAGTAGCTTTCTTTTCCATGATTGTAGCTTCTGCTTTAGCTTTTGCCACCTTTGCAGAAGTTTCAGCTTTAGTCTTTTCAACTTTTCCATTTAACCAAGTCCCTGCTAATTCAGCTACTGGTCCTATCAGTAGATTCAGCATATTTCACCTCTATATAACTTTCTATCAGTGCCAGTCTATCTTCCCAATCTGACACGTCCTCTTTCAGTAGTCGTATTCCGTTAGCTTCTGCGGAATCTTGCAGTCTTTTTTGCAATCGACTTAGGCTGTCGTACAAATTGTTTTCCAGCACGTGTGCCTTTCCTCTTTGCTTTTGTCGTTGCTGCATACTCTGCAGAACTCAATGACTTGATGGCTTTCTCTGGGAGATACCTCTCACCTGTCTTTGCGCTGGGTTTGCCAGACTTGGTACGCCACTTCTGCTTCGTCCAACGCTTTAGACTCTGTTGTGATTTAGCGAGTGCCATTATAACTTTCCTTGTGCGTGTAATGCCAGCAATACTATGCTTCCAAGAACGCCTAATCCTACAACAAACAAAAACGCAATGATGGCTATTTCAATATACTGCTTGCGTTTGCGCTTGGCTTCTTCTTCTGCTTCTCGCCTTGCTACACGTGCCTTTGCCTGAAACTTCTGCCAGTCTGACCACAGGCCCGGACGGCCCAAGTATATCATCATCTGGCGAAGCTGTTCTTCTTGCTCACGAATTTGTTCAAGGGCCAAAAACTCTTCAAGATCATTTCCGCCGCCCTTTTTATTTGCCTTCTTTTCAAGTGTCTCTTTTGCACCTACAAAGTTTGCAATGGCACTGCCAGCTGCAGCAATGTCTTTACCATTCTGTACCGCCGTCTTGATTACGGCGAATGCGGCATTAGCTGCGGCCAGTTCGGCAAGCATCAGTACGTCTCCATATCCTTATTCACTAACTTGGGTAAGCAGTATGCTGTAATGTTCCCACCCTGTTTATGAAGTTTCTGTGCATACCAGACGCAATCGTTCAAGTCACGGAAATACATATCCTTACTGACCTGACGTTTGTCCTCTCCTGTACCAAGAAAGACTAACAGGAGAAAGACGTGTTTCATTTCATTTATCTACAGCCTTGTCGTGTAAAACCCATTGCAAACGTAAGACATCCTGCCGTAACTCTTCTATGTCTTTTGCAGTGGCATGACCAACCATAACTTCCCGCATTTCAAGCTGCAACTCATTTACAGTTTTCATGTTCCATGCAGCAAGTGCCATAAGCAGTGCCATTAAACCGCCGACAATTTGCTTTTCCATTATGACTTGTAGCCGCCCCCTTTGGCTTTGTATTGTTTCGCAAGCATCTGCGCCTTACGGGCTGACCACTGACCTGGGTTGCCCCCTTTGCCACCTGCTTTAATCTGGTTGAACAGGTTCTTCCTCATTGTGGGCTTAGTATAGTTGCCAGCTTGGTTAACTCTCGATTTGCTTGGTACCGAACCCCCCGGCGCAAGGCCAACCTTTCCAGTCGATTTCTTTTGCGTTCTAGCCGGTGAGGCTTTCTTTTTGGCGGGGGCTTTTTTAGAGACACGGGTCATCTCCTATCTCCTACCTTGACGGATCATAAAATTCTTCAGCAGCCACTACAATAGTAAGCGTGTTTGCAGTTCCGGCAGCTACAATTATCTTGTCGCCAGCATGAACATACAGAGGCTTCGTGGTCGTAAAGACTGACTCACTACCTTTACCTGTTACAGCATGGCTGTTAAACAAGGTATGGGTAATCGTTGTCGCCGCTTCATAATACTTCAACGTGTAATCACGATTACTTGAATCACTGTTTGTAATAAGTAAGTGTTCTACATGGGATGAAAAATTTGTAGGCACAACATAGCAATCTGTATCGCTGGTTCCTGTCAGTGAAGTTGCATGTGTTACAAATTTAGAAGCGTGATCTATTACGGGCATTAGTTATTCCAATCCAGCACAGCACGGTGCCATTTCCAGAACCAGTTACCTACAGCGGTAAAGGGCTTACCCATATAGAGCAAACCCCAACCAATGTATTTGATTACAGCTTTCTTCTCTTTGCTGAAATCAACAACCATTATTTGCCACGCTTCTTCGCGGCCATGCCACCACGCATCATCTTCTTCTTGGCAACTGCACCGCCACGCATCATTTTCTTTTTAGCTGCTGTCTTCATCATGCCGCCGCCCCGCATTTTCTTTGTCTTTACCATACCACCACTCCTCATTTTTTTAGTTGGCATACCTCCCTTTGCAAGAGAGTTGTATTCATCTAGTCGAATCTCTACAATTCCTTCCCAATACTTTTTCATCTTGGGACTTCTAGCACGAGATAGCTTGTCTTTGGCTTTATCCAATTCTGTTCTTGCTATTCGTTTAGAAAATGTTTTTTCAGCCATTTCGTAATCTCCGTCTATCTAATACTAAAGCTTCATAGGTATCTGTCGGGAAGTGCTTGTAGTAGCCACTCTTCTCCAGACTTAACGCCGCATCATCTAGTAACGACAGCTTCTGCACGAACACCATGCAGTATTCCAAGTCAGGGTCACTGACCCCCTCTTGTAACAAGAAATCCAGACCAGCCTCATCTGCGCCGTAGTCTGGGTGAAACTGCATCAAGTGTAAGTCAATGCCTGACACTGACAGTGCTTCATTCATGCCGTCACAGAAGCCATCCAGATATTCCATGACAGGTAACACTTCGTTTGCCCACACAACTACGTCATAGTCATGGTACTCAAATTGCTGCACTGCCTCTACAAGACCGTCCAGCCCAGTGTTGATACTGAATGTTACTTTGTCTTCAAGCCATGCCTGTTTTGCATAGGGGCATGGGGGTAAGCCATTGAGTTTGGCATTAGGTACTTCAAGGAAATTGGCAGACCAATTACGTATGTCTTGCTCTACAGGATGCACTACTAGACATCAAAGCCCATGTTACGTACAGCTTCCCGTCCTTTGGTTGTAGATGCCAGCCTTTGCAAACCTTTGTTTGGCAGCTTGTCAGTAACATTGCCGCCAGCAGAATACATATGCTTCTTGCCATTAGCCATACCACCCATTGCCATCTCAGCCTTCTTCATCTTTTCTTTCAGCTTCTTTGCTGGCATAGTGCCTACACCAATTGAGACAACCATTACATCGTCATTCTTTTTCTTGGCCATTAGTATTTTCCTTTACGTGACTTAGGGCTGGACTTCTTGCTACCACTTGGCCCTTTCCACAAATGGCGACATGCCCAGTACCGAGCAGTCATCTTGTCATTCGCTGTGTCACACTTGTGCCTAGCACGAAATGACTTACGTGCTGCATCACTGTAATTGTGACCATAACCTGTAGCACCAAAGTGGATCAACTTAACCTTGTCACCCTCCTTGGCAAGAACCATCATCTTCTTACCTTCACGGTTTGACTTAATCGGTTTGTTATATCCTGGGAATGTAATGCCACGATATTCGACACTCATGTCGCAGTTCCCTTAATCACTTGTTCGCACTTGTACCTAAACTGTGCTGGCACAGGTGGAAGTGTTGGAGTGATATCCGTAATCATCTCTTCAACACGGGCTAAACATTTTTCTTCGGTATCATACGGACCACGATTGTCAGTGAATAACATACAGTCATTCTCTGTCACGAGGCTGCACACCAGTACCATTGCTGTCAACATCGTCTGTCCATCCTTCCATGCGCATAGCCCACTCTACGTGTTCTAATGTGAAAGGGCGGCCATAATGTGCTTCTACTGCCTTACGTACATAAAATACATCGCTATGAGGTATGTGTAATTTATCTAATGTGTTATTCTTGATGGCATCATAGAATGCTTCAAGTACATCGTCTGTATATAGTTTTACAGATTTCTTCGCCATTGTCAACTACTTTTTTTGTAAATACGAGATTTAGTCCATAGGGGGGTATTAGATGTTACATTAGATGGAGCATTAAATGCTTTTAACAAGTTTGCTTATATTAGATGTAGCATTAGATGTCTTTAACAAATTTATTTCATCTATGTTTTTACATCTATGTTCTTTTATTTAATGTAGAGCATCTAATGAAGCATTATATATACTAGTTATATCATACCGTAAAAACACTGTCAAGAACAAAATCTATTGTTACTAATTGTTACAATATATGTAACATATCGTGAGCAAGGAGTTGCCTATTTTTTAGGCACATTGTGCAGTACTTGTGCATATTATGTTTATGAGTTGCCCCAGTGGTTAACACTCAATTTTCCCAATCTGTGTATTTCTCCATATATACGTACGTATACCCCCTACGTGGCCCCTGCCTGCCCCTTTGATCTGCGCGGAATGCGCCCGATTGCGACACCTTTTGTCTTATTCGCGCCAGCGCATGACGCAAGCGATGGATCAAAAGCTGCTAAACTATTGAAATGCCTGGCATTTTTACCAGATAGGCAATGCATATGCTATGAATTGACGCCACCACGCCACGCAATAAATGGAGCGATGCAAAAATTGACGCGAAAACACTAACGGCGATGCACATTTTGCAGCACCATACCCCTCAACGAATGAACCTGATATTGATAATCATTCGCAACAATTTTTATTTTATATATAAAGGTATCCCATGCCAGCAAACCCTAGCCAACAAATACCCATCAAATAAACATCCAATAAAATCAGCAGCTTATAAAATAATTGAAAAAAGTTTGAAAATAATATTCAACAAAAACAAAGACATACTTGGACAATCCTTAATAATCAATAACTTAGCTATGAAATACAAAATCCAGTCTGCTAAGTATTTGATTTTATTAGACCCATATCTGCTAAGTCATTGATTTATTTGCAGCTTTACTTTGTTTTCGGCATCGTGTCCAATAGAACCATGAAAAGCGTGATGCATCGGACTTCCCAAGGGACAACACGATCTGCGATTTTCTAGACACTGAATGGCTAAACGGTACGTCCAACTTGCTATAGTGTCGCCAGACTAAGAAAAGAGTTGACTAACCGAATACCGCGAATTAACGTAGAGAGACTGAAACAAACCGAGGTACAGAAAAGCAGATACCAAAACAAAGCTAGGTTTTCGTCACCAGCAATAGGCCAAGGGCTAGGCCATAAACGACGGCAGATGGACACATGACATCTCTGAGGGTGGTACAGATCACAATGCACTAGCAGTGCGCCTTCATACCCGATACACTGTAACGCTTGTGCCGATTGCAGGGTCAAACCGAGGAGGGAGTATCCAGTGTATCGGAGAGTGCCAGGACGGGGGTGGACTATGCCGCGCTGCGGGTATGCCACATAGAAAGCCCCCATTCTTTAATCTATAACTAACTAACCAAGGGGTGACACTATGTGTGTTGAAAATATCCTTGCCATCTATAAGCTGGCAACACCTGAAGAAAAACGTGACGGCATTGTGTGGTACGCTGACGCATTGCGTGACTGTACGCGCATTGCCATTGACCTAGACTTGCCCATTCACATTGTGACTGGTGTTGTGTCTGCGCTATCACCTAACAACAAGTGGGACAGGAACGTGGTCAATGCGCGTGACTTGTGCCATGCCTTCATCAATGGTGACGGCATCGACAGTGTGAAGGTATCCACGTATGGTGCCAACAAGCGCAAGGCATGGTCTATTCTAGAAGATATGCTAGACCATGAAGGGGTGATTACTAGGCTGAATGGTCAAAAGACTATCAGCTTCTATCGCAACATCATGGGTGACGACACTTGCACGATTGATGGTCACGCACGTAATATCGCCTATGGTGAACGTGTGGGATTGACAGATGACAAAACTAACATTGGTGTCAAAGAATATCGGACACTACAGGCAGAGTATGTGCAAGCCGCGAAACGTACCAGAGTCAATGGGCGTGCGCTGAAAGCCTTTGAATTGCAAGCGATTACATGGGTGACATGGCGTCGTATCCACAACATCAAGTGAGGTGACATTATGCAGTTTGAATTGAGGATTGACTACGGCACACAACGGTTCTATCCAATGTGCAGCAGGGCCAAGACGCTAGGAAACCTGGCGGGCCGCAAAAGTTTCTATGCAGATAATCTTGTTGACATTCGTGACAACTTGTGCATAGATGTAGAAGTATTCATCAGGTCAATGGGTGAATACATGAAAGTGCAACTAAACGACCAACAGTAACAAGGAGACTATACATCATGGAAAAGACAGTGTTTCAGAAGAACGTCGCAGGTATCATTCGCAACCCAGTAGGTGCTAACAACCTGCAATTCCGGCGCACCACCGGACGCTA